AAATTGAGATATAGATTATGGAAAACACCCAACACTACTTAGGGAATCCCCTTCTAAAAAGAAGTAATGTTCCACAAGAGTGGACTAAAGAACAAATTCTTGAATATCAAAAGTGTATGGAAGACCCCATATACTTTATCAAGAATTATATTCGTATTGTTTCTTTGGATGAAGGACTTGTTCCTTTTGAACTTTATGACTTCCAAGAAGATATTGTAAACACGATTCACGACAATCGTTTTACTATCTGTAAACTTCCTCGACAGTCTGGTAAGTCAACAACCCTCGTATCTTACGTCTTACACTATATTCTATTCAATCCGAATATGAATGTTGCAATCCTTGCTAACAAGGCTGCGACTGCAAGAGATATTCTAGGAAGACTTCAACTCGCATACGAAAACCTACCCAAGTGGTTACAACAAGGGGTGGTGTCATGGAACAAAGGTTCTGTGGACTTAGAAAACGGTTCTCGTGTGGTTGCATCATCCACATCATCATCTGCTGTTCGTGGTGGTTCATACAATATGTTGTTCCTAGACGAATTTGCATTCGTTCCACAAAACGTTGCAGAAGACTTCTTCAGTTCGGTATATCCTACAATCTCATCTGGTAAGTCTACCAAAGTTGTTATCGTATCAACTCCTAACGGTATGAACATGTTCTACAAGTTATGGACTGATGCAGAGAACAAACGTAATTCTTATAATATCGTAGATGTTCACTGGAGTCAAGTGCCAGGCAGAGATGAGAAGTGGAAAGCAGAAACAATTGCAAACACTTCACAAGAACAGTTCCAAAGGGAATTTGAATGTGAGTTCTTAGGTTCTGCAAATACTCTGATACACCCATCTAAGATTAAGACAATGGCATTTCATAATCCAATCAAATCAAATGCTGGATTGGATATCTATCAGAATCCACAGAGTGGACACCAATATACTATTGTGTGTGACGTTGCAAGAGGAACCAGTAATGACTATTCTGCATTTGTTATCTTTGATGTAACAACAGTTCCTTATCGTATTGTAGGTAAATATCGTAACAACGAAATTAAACCTTTACTCTATCCAAATATTATTCATGATGTTGCAACTGCATACAATCAAGCATATACATTGGTTGAGGTAAACGATATTGGTGAACAGGTTGCGACTGCATTACAGTTTGACCTAGAATACGAAAACCTTATCATGGCATCCATGAGAGGACGGGCAGGACAGGTTCTAGGGGGTGGCTTCTCTGGTGGGAAGGCACAACTAGGTGTTAGAACCACTAAAGCAGTTAAGAAACTAGGATGTTCTAACCTCAAACAAATTATTGAATCAGACAAACTAATTATCAATGATTATGACCTAATCAATGAGTTTTCTACCTTTATTCTTAAAGGACAAACCTTTGAGGCAGAAGATGGACACTCAGATGACCTTGCAATGTGTTGTGTATTGTTTGCATGGATGGTTCAACAGACATATTTTAAAGAATTAACAGATGATGACATTCGTGCTAGAATGTTTGCAGAACAACAAAACCAATTAGAACAGGACATGGCACCATTTGGATTTATGGACAATGGTGTAGATGACCCCTATGGGGAAACTGTGATTGATGAGTATGGAACTCGTTGGAGTCCAGTGGTTCGTTCACACGACTCTGATTGGTAGAAAACTGCAAATACCTACATAATGTCAATAATATCGTTTTCTAGTTTTAGAAAACAATTCGCACAAACAACCTTGGATTCTTTGATGAGACCAACAACTTCTTTTCTGGATTCTTCATTTAATCCTTTACGTTTGGTTCGTTTGCGTATTTCCCCTTCGTGGGGAAAGAACTGGAGACAGGCAGTTTCAGATTCTCCACAGTAGTGACAGAACTTATCGGATAGGTATTCATTAACCCATATCTTTCGAGCTCTGTAATTCCTTTGGGAAACTTTCTTGATTGTCTCTTTATATTTTTGGTAGAATTCTGACATAAAACTATTTATATGCACACTAACCTATAAATTTAAGTCTGAAGAATACCTATTTTATAAATATAAGTGTAAATTTGAGGAAAACCTTAGATTATTGAATCCATAAAGGAGAATAAGAGATGGCATTTCAAGTATCCCCTGGCGTGCTCGTCAAAGAGATAGACTTGACAAATGTTGTTCCTGCCGTTGCAACCTCTATTGGTGCAATTGCTGGTGCCTTCCAAAAAGGCCCAATGAACACAATTGTTCCTATCGGTTCTGAAGCAGAACTTGTCGAGACTTTTGGTAAACCTAACTCAAGTAACTTTGAGATGTGGTTTACTGCCGCTAACTTTTTACAATACGGTAATGCATTGCGTGTTGTTCGTGCCGAAACAGGTGCGAGAAACGCTATTGCAAACGGTGGTTCATCCCTTCTGTCTGGAACAGGTGACGGTTCAACAACTGACTTTACAATGAGTCAGTCTGTATCTGATGCAAGTCTACTTAACGTGACTGTTGACGGAACTGTTTCTACTGCTTTCACAGTATCGGGAACTACTATTTCATTCACAACTGCACCAGCTAATGCTGCTGTAATAGTTGTAAAACTTGGTGTAAGAATCACCAATGACACATATTATGAAGATAACTATGCAGATGGTTCTGGTTCATTCGGTAACTGGGCATCTAAGTATCCAGGCGCATGGGGTAACTCTATCGGAGTTTCAATCTGTGCTTCTGCAAACGCATATGAAGAAACAGTAACTTCACTAGTAAACGAACCTTCGGGAACAACTGCTGGTGACACAACAATTGATGTTGATGACGGAACAGAGTTCCAAGTTGGTGACATTGTATATTTCCAAGAATCTGCTGGACACCAGTATGAAGTAACTGGAATTGCTGTAAACACATTGACTATTCGTCAACTAGACAATCCAAACGGTGGTGGTCTCCATTCTGCAATCGCAGATGATACTGCAATTCGTAGACGTTGGAGATTCTATGACTTATTTGATGCTGCTCCAGGCACCTCAAACTGGGCAAAAGCAAACGGTCTGGCATCTGCTGCTGACGAACTGCATATTGTAGTGTATGACACAACTGGTGAAATCACTGGTTATGACATTGATGTTGCTGGTAACAGAACACTTGCTGTTATTGAACAGTTTGCGTTCCAATCTAAGCATCCAAATGCAAAAGATGCTTCTGGAACTACACTTTTCTACCCAACTACAGTGAACAGAGGTTCATCGTATGTTTGGTGGACTGACCATGACACAACTGGAACAGATTGGGGTTCAAACCTTACATCTGCTGGTTCTGATACAACTTTCGTTGCACAAGACCTTCCAATCGTTGACACATTGTCAATTGGTGCTGATGACCTTGCACCTACTGTTGGAGAACTTGACCTTGCATATGATATCTTCTCAGACACAGAAACAGTTGACGTAAACCTAGTAATGGCAGGGCCTGCTCCTACTGGTGCAGACGGTGTAACTCACGCAACTAACATCATTGACCTTTGCGAACTTCGTAAAGATTGTGTTGGTTTCATCTCACCAAGACGTGCAGATGTTGTGGGTGTAACTTCTGGTGCAACTCAGACTACTAATGTAAAAGCATTCTTTGATGGACTTGCTTCGTCTTCTTATGCAGTATTCGATTCTGGATACAAGTATATGTATGACAAGTATAACGATGTTTATCGTTACGTTCCATTGAATGGTGACATTGCTGGTCTTGCTGCAAATACTGATAACGTTGCTGACCCTTGGTTCTCTCCTGCTGGTTATAACAGAGGACAGATTCGTGGTGCAGTGAAACTTGCGTTTAACCCAACTAAGGCACAAAGAGATATTCTTTATCCTGCTCGTATCAACCCTGTTGTTACATTCCCAGGCCAAGGAACAGTTCTCTTCGGTGACAAGACTGCATTGTCTAGACCATCTGCATTTGATAGAATCAATGTTCGTAGATTGTTCATTGTTCTTGAAAAGGCGATTTCAACTGCTGCGAAATTCCAGTTGTTTGAATTCAACGATGAGTTTACTCGTGCTCAGTTCAGAAACTTGGTTGAACCATTCTTGAGAGACGTTCAAGGTAGACGTGGTATCACAGATTTCTCTGTTGTTGCAGATGAAACAAATAACACTGGTGAAGTAATTGATAGAAATGAGTTTGTTGCAGACATCTACATCAAACCTGCTCGTTCAATCAACTTCATTACACTTAACTTTATTGCTGTTAGAACTGGTGTTTCTTTCAGTGAGATTGGTGGATAAGGAGATAAAAAATGGCTAGTATTGACGACTTTAAAGCAAACCTTATCGGTGGTGGTGCTCGTGCCAACCAATATCGTGTTATTATTACAACTCCCCCAGCAATCGCAACTGGATTAGACATTAATCGTGCGTCATTCCTGTGTAAGGCAACTTCTTTGCCAGGACAGACAATCGGTGAAGTTCCTATTCAGTTCAGAGGTAGAACACTTTACCTTGCTGGTGATAGAGAGTTTGAAACATGGACTACAACTGTCATTAATGACACTGACTTCATGGTTCGTAATGCGATGGAACGTTGGATGAATGGTATCAATGACTTGGACGAAAATACAGGACTTGTCAACGTATCTGACTACACTGCTGATATTACAGTAGAACAACTAGATAGAGATGATAACATTCTGAAACAGTATACGATGAGAAACGTATGGCCTACAGCTGTTACACAGATTGACCTATCATACGATACAGCAAACGAAATCGAAACATTTGACGTGACATGGAGATACACTTCATTCACTTCTCCAACAATTTAAGGTTTTACAGACCTACTAAATAGTAGGGTAAAACTTAGGAGACTTATAGTATGGCGGAACTTTTTGGTTTCAGAATTACAAGAGCTAATCAGAGTAAGGGTAGTGATGCATTCACTGCCCCTACTACTGATGACGGCACACTTGACGTAGTTTCGGGTGGAGGACATTATGCCTCTGTCTTGGACATGGATGGTCGTGACCGTAATGAACTTGACCTAATTCGTAGATATCGTGACATTGCACAACAACCAGAGTGTGATAGTGCAATTGAAGATATTGTAAATGAAGCAATCGTCTCTGATGAAAGAGACCAATCAGTATCAGTATCACTTGACCGTTTAGACGTATCCCCACAAATCAAACAAAAGATTCGTGAAGAGTTCAATGAAATTCTTCACCTTTTAGACTTTAATGCTAAAGGACATGATATCTTTAGACGTTGGTATGTGGATGGAAGAATGTATTACCATAAGGTAATTGATTCAAACAATCCTCGCAAGGGACTTAAAGAACTACGTTACATTGACCCTCGTAAAATTAAGAAGGTTCGTGAAAATCAAAAAGATATTGACAAAAAAACTGGTATTGATATTGTAAAGAAAGTAGATGATTTCTACATCTACAATGACAAAGGTTGGGAACAAAATGTAGGAACATCTGATGGAATTAAGATTACTTCAGATTCTATTACATACTGTCCATCTGGACTAGTAGATATGTCCAAAGGGACAGTTCTTTCACATCTCAATAAAGCAATTAAACCAGTAAACCAGTTGCGTATGATTGAAGACGCATTGGTTATCTATCGTATTTCTCGTGCTCCAGAGAGACGTATTTTCTACATTGATGTTGGTAACTTACCAAAAATCAAAGCAGAGTCTTATCTGAAGGACGTAATGAATCGTTATCGTAACAAACTTGTTTACGATGCAAGAACTGGTGAAATTCGTGACGACAGAAATCACATGTCTATGTTGGAAGATTTCTGGTTACCTCGTAGAGAAGGTGGTAGAGGAACAGAGATTACTACTTTGCCTGGCGGTTCTAACTTGGGAGAGATTGATGATATCACTTACTTCCAAAAGAAACTGTATCGTTCTTTGAACGTTCCAGTATCTAGACTCGCAGAGGAAAGTGGATTCCAAATCGGACGTTCTGATAATATCACTCGTGACGAATTGAAGTTCACAAAGTTCGTTCAAAGACTTCGTAAAAAATTCTCTGTTATGTTCGCAGACATGCTGAAAACACAACTTGTGTTGAAGGGTGTAATTGCAGTTGAAGAATGGGATACGTTTAAAGAACATATCCAATTTGACTTCTTGCAAGACGGACACTTTACAGAGTTGAAGAATGCAGAAATTCTAAGAGAAAGACTTGACATGTTGGGTCAGATT